GCTACACTGCCCCCACAGGGGGGGGTAGGGGTAGGTTCTCCCGGCGGTTTTCGCACCAAGCCTCATACGCGAGCTTGCCATATTTGTGACGTTTTTTAGCCACCGGAGCCGCCTTGGTTCGCTCTGACCAAAAAGACCGGCAGGACGCAGCCAAACGACGCTACGACGACATCAAACGTCGTACGGGCGAACGCTCACGCCAAGTCGGTGCCGCCGGCAGAGACATCGGCAGCATCCCGCCGGTGAAGGACGCCAAACGCCGTGACGCCTGCCGTGATTCGTTCCGGTCATTCTGCGAAGTCTACGGTGCTGAGTCGTTCCCTCTGGCGTGGTCGCCGGATCACCTGACGGCTATCGCCAAGATCGAGGCGGCTGTGCTGCGTGGCGAACTGTTCGCCTTCGCCATGCCTCGTGGCTCGGGCAAGTCAACGCTGTCGATCTGGGCCTGCCTCTGGGCGATGCTCTACGGTCACCGCTCGTTCGTGATGCTGGTCGGCTCTGACCAGGCGATAGCCTGTCAAATGCTCGACACGCTCAAGAGCCACCTAGAGCAAAACGACCTCCTAGCCGAGGACTTCCCGGCGGCGTGCTACCCGGTGCGTGCGTTGGAAGGCATCACGGCTCGGGTGCGTGGTCAGACGTGCGAAGGCGAGCCGACCCACATGGGATGGACTGCCGACAAGGTGACGCTGCCGTGGATCAAGGGTGCAGCCTCGGCGGGTGCGGCTGTGCGTGTCGCTGGAATCACTGGGCGTATCCGTGGCATCAGCCACACCAGACCAGACGGCAAGACGATCCGTCCGAATCTGTGCCTGATCGACGACCCACAGACGGACGAGTCGTCGGCGTCGCCGTCGCAGGTCGCCACCCGTGAACGCATCTTGTCCGGTGCCATCCTCGGTCTCGCCGGTCCCGGCGCGAAGATCGCCGGCTTGGCGACGATCACGGTGATTCGTCCCGACGACCTGGCTGACCGGCTGCTGGACCGCATGCGTCATCCTTCGTGGCAAGGCGAGCGGACGAAGTTGGTCTACGAGTGGCCGACGGCGGATGAACTGTGGGGGCAGTATTCCGAGATGCGTCGAGAGGGGCAGCGTAGCGGTGAAGGCACTGCGGCGGCTGACGCTTTCTATCGTGCGAATCAGGCGACGATGGATGCCGGCTCTCGGGTGGCGTGGCCGGAGCGAAAGCACGACGACGAACTGACGGCGATACAGCATGCGTGGAATCTACGCATTGACCGTGGTGAGTCGGCGTTTCAAGCGGAATACCAAAACGCACCGCTTGCCGACGACATCTCGTCCGAGAAACTCGACAAGCGGGCGCTCGCCGCTCGGGCGTTGACGCTGTCTCGTGGGACTGTCCCACTTTCCCACCAGACGGTGACGGCGTTCATCGACGTGCAGGATCGGCTGCTCTACTGGCTCGTCGCCTCGTGGGGCGATTCGTTTGGCGGTCACGTCGTGGCATACGGCACCTATCCCGACCAAGCCAGCACGTTCTTCGAGGCTAAGAACGCCAAAAAGACTTTGGCACTCTCTGCCAAGGGTGCCGGGTTCGAGGCGGCGCTGTCGGCTGGCTTGGAGTCGCTCACGCAGATCCTTTTGGGCAAGGATTGGATGCGTGAAGACGGCGTCGCCATGCGAGTGCGTCAGGTGCTCGTTGACGCCAACTGGGGTCAATCCACCGAGACGGTGCGGACGTTCTGCCGGCGGTCCACGTTCGCTGCGATGCTGCTGCCGTCTCACGGCAAGGGCATCGGTGCGTCTGGCGGCTCGCTCACCGAGAAGAAGGGTAGGGGCGAGAAGATCGGGCTGAACTGGGTCATGAGGCAGACGACGACGAATCAACGCTACGGCGTCTACGATACAAACTTCTGGAAGACGTTCAGCGCCGCTCGTCTGCGTCTGGCGATGGGCGACCCAGAAGCGATCACGCTGCACGCTGGCGAGCACGACATGCTCGTTGAGCATCTGACTAGCGAGTATCCGGTGAGGACTGAAGCAAGGGGCAGAGTCGTGGACGAGTGGAAGTTGGACAACCGCCGTGAGAATCACTGGTGGGACTGTCTCGTTGGCTCTGCGGTGGCGGCGTCGATTGCGGGCGTGCATCCCGTGGCGACCGAGGCGGGTGGCAGGCAGCGGAAAAAGGTGACAATCCCGACGAATTCAAACGGGAAAAAGATCATTCAGGTAAAGCGTCTCAAATGAACCAGATCACGCTCACCACCGTGGACGGTCTCGACCCTCGTGACATGCTGGCGATCCGCTCCCGGCTGACTAAGCAGGGCAGCGAGTTTCAGTTAGAGGTCGCCCAAGTGCTTGAGGGTGAGGCGAGCAGCTGCACGCCGGTTGCCGTGTGGCACTGTGACGGCTCGTTGATTGCTTGGGCGTGCTCGCACGTCTGGCGTGGGATGCAGACGCTAGAGCAGTACGTCGAGGAGCGGTATCGCAACACTGGCAAGGGTCGGACGCTGGCGGCGTTCGCTTTGTCGTCTGGCATGATTGACGCAGACAAGCCGCTGGCGGTGTTTTCGACAACTACCGCCGACATCGCCCGAAAGCTGAACGTGACCGACGTGGTGCTCTTCGAGCGACGCGGCACGGATTGGGTCGAAGTCTAACGGCATACCCGGTCTGGAACGCACAGCGTTTCCCGTAGCGTTGCTCGCATGAGCGACGAACTGCGCCAGAAGATTTCCGACGTGGCATCCGGCCCGAAGCGCGTCCGCACCGATGCGGGCGAAGTCGAGGCACAGGATGTCGCTTCGATGATCGAGGCTGACAAGTATTTGTCTGCCCGTGCTGCGAGCGGCAGCGGCAATACACGCCGTGGGCTGCGGTTCAACAAGATCATCCCGCCGGGGGCTGGCTGATGGGTTTGTTCAGCAGGCTGCTGCCGGGACGCAAGCCGCAGAACGTGGCGGTGCCGGTTCACGTCCGTGCGAAGTTCGACGCCGCCGAAATTGGCGACGACCGGCGGCACTGGGCGAACGCTGACGCTTTCGCTGCGGATACGGCGCTCTCGCCTGAGAAGCGTCGGACGATGCGGAATCGTGCTCGCTACGAGCGGGCGAACAATTCGTATCTCGCCGGAATCTCGGCAACGCTCGCCAACGACCTGATCGGCACCGGACCACGCCTGCAACTCAACAGCGGCGACGTCGAGGCGGATCGCCTGGCGGAACGTCTCTTCTTCGATTGGTCGTGGCAAGTCGATCTGGCGACGAAGCTGCGGACGATGCGTGAGGCGATCGTGGTGGACGGTGAAGCGTTCGCCATGATGATCAGCAACCCTCGCCTGCCGGGCGTGCAACTCGACCTGCGGCTCGTGGAAGCCGAGATGGTGGCGACGCCGGTGCAGTCCGTCACGCCTAGCGTCACCGTCGATGGCTCGATTGTCGATGGGCTTGAGTTCGACGCCTCGGGCAACGTGCTCGCCTATCAGGTGCTCTCGTACCATCCCGGTGCGAACTACCACGTCAACGCACTGAACTACCAGCGTGTTCCGGCGGCGCAAATGATCCACTGGTTCCGGCCCATCCGGCCCGGCCAGCATCGTGGCGTTCCTGAAGTGGCACCGGCTCTCAAGCTCTTCGCCCAGCTTCGCCGCTACACCGAAGCGGTCGTGGCTGCTGCCGAGACTGCCGCCGACTTCGCAGGCTTCCTGCGGACGAACTCGCCTGCCGCCGAGGTGGACGAAGTCGAAGCGTTTGCCGAGATGCCCATCGAAAAAAGAACGATGGTCACGCTGCCAGACGGCTGGACGTTCGAGCAGCTCAAGGCAGAGCAGCCGACGACGCAGTTCCCGGCGTTCGTGCGTCAGCTTCTGGGAGAGTTGGGGCGTTGCCTGCAACTGCCGTTCAACGTCGCTGCACTCGATTCGTCGTCTTACAACTACGCATCCGGTCGCATGGACCATCAGGTCTATGCAACGACACAGCGTGTGATGCGTGACGATCTTGAGCGGCGCATGCTCGATCGTTTGCTTGCCGCATGGGTGAACGAAGCCACGCTGGCCGGGCTTCTGCCGGAAGGCGTCCCGCCGTTCAGCGAGTGGGATTGGTCTTGGCAGTGGGACGGCAAGGAGCACGTTGATCCCGCCAAGGAAGCCAACGCCGCCGAGACACGCCTGCGGACGCACACGACCACGCTGGCGAGTGAATACGCCAAGGCTGGCAAGCAGTGGGACGTCGAACTGCGACAGCGTGCCGCCGAGGTGGCGCTGATGAAGGAACTCGGATTGTTCGTCGATCTCCAGCCGGATGGCAACTATCCCGGCACAACACCGGAGCAGGCTGACGAAGCCATGAACCAATGAACGCAATCAAACTCGATTCTGGCGTGACGTTCCTGCAAGCCGCCGACGGCGATTCGGCACCGGCTGGCAAGAAGTTTCGCATCGTCGCCTACACGGGCGCACCGATTCGGCAGGGCTGGAGCCGTGAGCCGGTCGTGATCGACATGGCTGGCATGCAACTGCCGGCGACTGTGCCGGTGGTGCTCGGGCACGACTACTCGCTCGGGTCGATCCTCGGGCAGGGTCGCCCGTTCATCGAAGCCGGGCAGCTGATCGTTGAGGGCGAGATCCTCGCCAGCAATGGCAACGCTGACCAGGTCGCCGCACTCGCTGCCGCTGGCTACCAGTTCCAAGCGAGCGTTGGTGCCGACGTTCGTAGGCACCAGAAGATCGACGCTGAAGGCGTCACGCAAGTCAACGGAGCGGCTCACGTTGGGCCGGTTCGTGTAGTCAAAGCCTCATCGCTGCGTGAGGTTTCGTTCGTCACCTTGGGCGCTGATGCAGCTACCAGCGTCGCCATTGCCGCCGAAGAGGTGGCAGAGGAGTCAGTCATGGCGGACCACGCCAGCGAGAAGCCTGCCGACGTCGTCGAGACGCCGGTGGAAGTCACGGCGAGCGTCGCCGTGGTGGCCGAGAACGAAGTCAAGCAGGACGCCAACGAGGCTCTCCTGGCTCGGCTCGCAACCTACGAAAAGAAAGTTTCCGACATGGAAAAGCTGATCGCCACCCGCGACGAGCGTCCTGCGGCTCCTGCCGTTCACATGGCGCAGCCGACCGCTCGCACGCCCGAAGTCATCGAGGCAGCGTTCGCCCTCCAAGGCGGCCTGCCGAATGTCGAGAAGCAGTACGACGCCAAGACCCTCGAAGCCGCTGGCAAGATCCAGCGGACCACGAGCCTCGGCGAAGTGCTGCTCTCGGCTGCTGAGGAAGGCGGCTACGTCGGTCCTCGCCGTGTGTCGGCTGCAACGCTGCGTCCGATCCTCGCTGCTGCGTGGGCGACCCACAGCATCAGCGGCATCCTGTCGAGCACCGTGAACAAGTTCCTCCTCGCTGGCTTCAACGGCGTTGAGAGCTCGTGGCGGTCGATCTCGTCTGTGCGAAGCGTGAACGATTTCCGCAGTGTCACGAGCTACCGGCTCAACGGCGGGATGAAGTTCCAGAAGGTCGCCAACGGCGGCGAGATCAAGAACTCTGGCTTCAGCGATGAGAGCCGGACGATCTCGGCGGAGACCTACGGCATCATGACCAGCGTCACTCGCACTGACCTGATCAACGATGACCTCGGTGCCCTGACTGCCGCGCCTCAGCGGTTGGGTCGTGGCGGCGCTCTTGCTCTGAACGATCTGTTCTGGGCTTCGTTCCAAGACGATTCGACGTTCTTCACCACGGGTCGTGGCAACAAGAAGAACACCGCCGGTGCTCTCTCCCTCGCGAACCTCAAGGCCATTGCCACGATGTTCCGCAAGCTGAAAGACCCGGACGGCAACCCGGTTGCTGTCGATCCCCGCGTGCTGCTCGTTCCGGCTGATCTGGAACTCGCTGCGGCTGAGATCATGGGCTCGTCGCTCTTGGTCGGCGGTTCGTCCGCTGCCCCGGATCGCAACGTGCTCGCCGGTCGGTATCAGGTCGTCTCGACAAGCTACCTGTCGAGTGCCGAGGACTACTACCTGCTTGCGTCTCCGGCTGATCTGCCGGTGATGGAAGTGGCTTTCCTCAACGGCGTCCAGTCCCCCATCGTTGAGACGGCGGAAGCCAATTTCAACGTCTTGGGTGTCGAGATGCGGGGTTACTTCGACGTAGGTGTGGCGAAGGCCGAATACCTCGCCGGCGTGAAGGCTGACGCTTCGTGATCTGACAAACCGTGACCGCCGGGCGGGAGCCTAAGCCCGCCCGGCGGCATGATTCCAAACAAACCCATTTCCCAGAAAGTAGGTGATCCTAATGGCTTCTTATTCTCAGGCTGGCTGTCTGATCGACTACACGCCTTCCGCCGCTGTTGCGGCTGGCGATGTCGTCCTTCTCGCTGATCTCGTGACCGTGGCCCCTCGTGCAATCGCCGCCAACGCGCTGGGTGCGGTGTCGGTTGATGGCGTGTGGAGCATCGCCAAGGCTTCGGGCGCTGTCTCGCAGGGTGCGCTCCTTTACTGGGACGCCACCAACAGCGTCGTCACCACCACTGCCAGCACGCACAAGCGGGCTGGCAAGGCCGCTGCTGCGGCTGCGTCGGGCGATGCGTCGGTGATGGTCATCCTCAACGTCGGTTGATTCCCGTCCCACTGCAAGCCGCCGGCGGCAGCGTTCATCCTTTCCGCGCCGCCGGCGGTCTTGTGGTTAGAGGTGCCTATGTCCGATCTACTCGCCACCGGTGCAGCATGGCTCGCCGGCCAGTTGTCGGCGGGTGCGTCGCGGTCTGTCCGCTACTCTCGCGGCGCAGACTTTGGCAGTGTTCTCGCAACCATCGGCACCAGTCGCTTTGAGTCGCAAGGCACGAGCGGCGTTGTGGAGATGTGGGAATCTCGGGACTTCGTTATCAAGGCTGGCTCGCTGCCGTTTGGCGAACCACTGCGACACGACAAGATTGTGGAGACGCTCAACGGCGTTGATGTCACCTACGAAGTGACCAGCCCGCGAGGCGTGCCGGTGTTTCATTGGGGCGACGCATTCCGGCAGACGGTGCGAGTTCACACGATTGCCACTGCCGAGGCGTCGCAGGTCGCTCCGACGCTCAGGCGTCGCTTCTGGGGCTCGTTTGCTGCCACGACCATCACTGACCAACAGATCGCGGCAAGCCTCGCTAATGACCTCGGCGGCTCTCGGGCACAGTCCCGCACGATCACCGCACAGACTGCGTATATCTACGTCGTTCTGCCGACGAGTTTCGGCGTTCCTGTCTTCGCCGTCAGCGGCTTGACGTCCTCGGCGTGGGAGACCACGACCAGGTCGATCACGTTCACCGGGCAGGCGGCACAGAGTTACGGCATTTACCGCTCCACGTATCCGATCACCGGCACCGTCAACCTTGTGGTCACATGACGCAAATCAAGGGCACCAACGTACTCGCGCCGGTCGTGCCATTCGACACGACAGATACGCACGCATCGCACGAGGCTCTGTACGGCAAGGGCGGCTATCGCAGCGTAGCCGACGCGGGCGAGAGAGACGGAATCCCGCAGTTGCGGCGGGAAGCCGGGATGCTGGTCTGGGTGATCGACGCACAGAAGGCGTGGCGGCTCAACGCCAACCTGACCACATGGACTGAAGTCACGGCAATTAACGAACCACAACTCTTAGACGGGGGCAACTACTGACATGGCGAACACCATTCGCATCAAGCGGTCCACAGGATCGGCGGCACCGACGACGCTGCAAAACGCAGAGCTTTCCTATAGCGAAGGCGTGGCCGGCGGCGGCACGCTGTTCATTGGCGTTGGCACGGGCGGTGCTGGTGGGTCTGCCACCAGCGTCATCGCAATCGGTGGGCCGTCAGTGTATGCGTCCAAAAGCTACGTGGACTCTGCGATTAGCAATGCCAACCTGTCGAACTACCTGACCACGTCTGCCGCTGCATCGACCTACCTTTCACAAGCAACGGCGGCCAGCACATATGCAACCCAGAGCAGCGTAAGCACGGCGATCTCCAACGTGATCAATGCCGCCCCGGCGGCTCTCGACACGCTCAAGGAGCTGGCCGACGCTCTCGGGTCGGATGCTGCGTTTTCTACGACAGTGACAACGTCCATTTCCGGCAAGCTCGCAAAGGCGAGCAATCTGTCGGACGTGGCCGATGTGTCTGCGGCTCGTACGAACCTTGGGCTTGGCAGCATGGCAACGCAGTCGGCAGGCAATGTGGCGATCACTGGCGGCTCAATTGACAACGTGACGCTTGACGGCGGCACGTACTGACCGAGCCGGTCTGAAAACAAGAACATCCGGCAACAATGCCGCAACGAAGGACGTGACGCATGCCGACGTTTTCTCAGCTTCCTGGCGACCTAACGGTTGAGTTCGTGGTCGCTGACGAAGTCAACTTCACGCTTGACCTAGACGTTGACGTGACGGGCTACACGTTTACGGCAGGCGTCTACGTCGTCTCCACTAACGGCTTCTTCGGTGGTGGTGGCGGAACGATCAACGCTGTCGGTGCCACGGCGATCACGCCGACGATCACGGTCGTGAACGCTGCGGCTGGCACTCTGTCGTGGGGCGTGAGTGAAGCCCAGACGGTGACGCTGTCGCCTGCGATCAAGTACCGGCATTTTGTGCGGTGGGTGACTCCTGCCGGCGTGACTCGCACGGTTGTCTCTGGCGACCTCATCGCAAAGGCACCATGAGCAACATCACCGTCAACGTCACGAACGCCGGGGCGGCTAACGTCGCCGTCTCCAACGGCTCGACGGTCAATGCGACTGTCGGTAATGGCGGTGCGGTCAATGTGTCGCTCGGCACGATCTCGCCGGGCAACGCCACGGTCGTGTCTGGGACCGTCCAGGTTGGCAAGGTCACGACGCTGGCGGCTGGAAGCAACGCCACAGTGACGAACACCAACGGCACAAGCTACGCAGCCGTGCTTGATTTCGGCATACCGGCTGGCCCGTCTACGTCCGTGAGCGTCGGCAGCACGACCACGCTGGCGGCTGGCAGCAACGCCAGCGTCACCGGCACAACGAGCGACGGCAACCTGACGCTGTCGTTTGCGATCCCTCGCGGCACCAACGGGACTACGCCGAGCTTCACCATCGGCAACGTCTCGACGGTGGCTGCTGGTGGCTCTGCTACCGTGACGGCAACGCCAAGCAACGGCGGGGCGAACGTCACGCTCGACTTTGGCATCCCGCGAGGCGCGGACGGCGCGGGCGGCGGCTCTAGCGTCTCGCTCTCCGACGCCACGCCATCGGCTCTTGGCACAGCGTCGGCGGGCACCAGTTCGCTCGCCAGCAGGAGCGATCACGTTCACGCCGTGCCCGTCATCAGCTATGCGAACCTGACCAACGTGCCAAGCACGTTTGCTCCGTCGGCCCATCAACACGCGGTTGGCGACGTGACAGGCTTGCAGACCGCGCTCGACTCCAAGAGCGCGACCAGCCACGCACACAACTACGTTACAGCGCTCAACAGCCTCACGGGTGGCGTCACGCTGGCGGCTGGCAGCGGCGTGACACTGTCCACCAGCGGCTCGACGCTCACTATTGCCGCGACGGCTACGGACGATGCGGACGGCGGTTTCTACGAGGGCTACGTCCCGGCGAACACGATCACGATCGGCACGCAGCCGACCGCGCAGACTGCGAGCGGTGGCGCTGCGACGTTCTCGGTTTCTGCGACCTCGTCTCCCGGCGGCACGATTTCATATCAGTGGCAAAAACAGGACGGCGGCTACGGCAGCTATGTGGATGTCGATGGAGCCACGTCGGCCTCGCTCTCGCTGACGGGTTTGCTCAACACGGTGGACGATGCCGACCTCTACCGGGTGGTCGTGAGTGCGACGAACGCTGCCAGCGTGACAAGCACCTCGGCGCTGCTGACAGTGCCAGCGAACGTCATCACGATCACCTCGCAGCCGTCGAATCAGACCGCCGCCAGTGGGGCGGCGACGTTCACGGCATCGGCATCGGTTGCTCCCAGCGGCACCGCGAGCTACCAGTGGCAGCGTTCGGCGGACGGTTCAGCGTGGGCAAACGTCAGCGGAGCCACGTCCGCCTCGCTGGCCTTGTCGGGCCTCACGGTCGAGGCGGATGGTGGGGCTCAGTTCCGCGTGGTGGTGTCTGCGACCAACGCAGCCAGCGTGACGAGCAGCGCGGCTACGCTCACGGTCGAAGCGAATAACACGATCACGATCACAAGCCAGCCGTCGAGCCAGACGGCATCGGGCGGGGCTGCCACGTTCTCGGTGGCGGCAAGCTCGGCACCGGCGGGCACGCCAGCGTATCAGTGGCAGAAGGCCGAATTTGTGCCTGCTCGCTCTGCGGCGTGGGTGCAGCGGACATTGCCGTCGTCGCAGGCGTGGAGTGCTGTCGCTTACGGCGGTGGTGTGTTTGCGGCTGTCGCGATCAACAGCAACGTCGCAGCCAGTAGCACGGACGGGCTGACGTGGACACAGCGCACGCTGCCGAATAGCACGACGTGGGGCGACATCGCCTACGGTGGCGGGCAGTTTCTGGCAGTCAGCAACACTGGCTCGACGGCATCCAGCGGCGACGGTGCTACATGGACGGGAGGCGGCTCCCTGCCTAGCACGGGAAATCCTGGCGCGTGGGCCGTCGCGTTCGGCAATTCGCTATTCGTCGCAGTGCGGGCTGACGGCACGATTGCGACCTCTGACACTGGATTCGCGTGGACGCAGCGGCGGGGGGCAGTGACCGGCACATACGGCCACAAAATTGCGTTTGGAGGCGCACAGTTCGTCGTTGTGAACGACTCGCCCGGCGGCGGATACGGTTACGTCACAAGCACTGACGGCGTGACGTGGCCGGCGGGCGGGTATTTGCCCGCTGAAAACACTCGCGCCGGGATTGTGTACGGTGGAGGTCTGTGGGTGGTCGTGGATCGCGGAAATGGCGCAGGCAGCAGCGCCTACTACACAAGCACCAACGGCACTACGTGGACCAAGCGCACGTTGCCCGTGACCGCCGACTGGCGAGCAGTCACCTACGGCGACGGCGCGTTCGTTGCGGTTTCCAGCGGCTCGCCGTCCACGACGCTCACCAGCACGGACGGGCTGTCGTGGACTCAGCGCACGCTGCCGAGCACAGCGGGATGGAGGGCGGTTGGATTTGGCGGCGGCACGTTCGTCGCGCTGTCCAATTCCAGCAAAGCCGCCAGCGCAGCGCCCGGCATCGGCACGTTCTCCAACATCAGCGGAGCCGCGTCATCGTCGCTCGCCTTGACGACCCTCGGCGCGGCCGACAACGGCGACCAATACAGAGCCGTCGTCAGCGCCGCCAACGCCGCCAGCGTCACCAGCCAATCCGCCACGCTCACCATCACGGGGTAAGCCATGCCCAATCGCATCAAGCCACGCAGATCGTACACCGCCAACTCCGTGCCGCTCACGAGCGACCTTGACACGCACGAGCTGGCGATCAACTGGGTGGACGGCAAAGCGTTCACAAAGGATGCCAGCGGCAACATCGTCAGCGTGACGCTCGGCGGCGGCGGCTCAAGCGTCACAGAGATTTTCGAGGCAACCACAACCGCAGGATTTCCCGCCACGGGGTCGGCGGGGGTGTTGTACGTCTCGCGTGACTACAGCCGCGTGTACAGATGGGATTCGTCGGGCGCAGTGTACATCGAACTAGGAAACTAACATGCCATTCAGCTTCCCATCATCGCCCACCGTTGGGCAGACCAGCACGCAAAACGGAAGAAGCTACACCTACGCAGGCGGCTCGGTTTGGGAACTCACTCCATCTTCCGGCGGCGGCGCGCTCTCGGGTAGCGTGACGATACCGGCGAGCGATCCGTACTGGGACAGCGTGCTGCTGCTGCTTCGCGGCGACGGCAACTTCACAGACTCGTCAAAGTACGGTCGCACACTGACAGCCTACGGCAATGCGGCTGCGACGGCGGCTGGTAAATACGGCACCAACTCAATTGCACTCGACGGCACAGGCGACTACCTCGCCGTTAGCAGCAGCGACGTTGCGTGGGGGACGAGCGACTGGACGGCCGAGGCATGGGTGTGGCTGACTGCCTACGGCACCTACGGTTCGTACTTCTCTACATATGTCAGCGACGGCTCTTCTTACGGCGTGTCGATAGGCGTGACGAACACCGGCTACCCGTTTTTGATGCACCCCGGCGGCGCGAACATTCAGGGGTCGGCGCTCCTGCCAACAGGACAGTGGGTTCATCTAGCCGCCGTTCGTCTCAGCGGCACAGTGAATTACTACGTCAACGGCACTTCTGTCGGCAGTGTCTCTGCAACCGGCTCGCACGGTCAGTCCAGCGTGGTTGTCGGCCGCACATATACGGAGCTT